ATTTGTTCCTCTAATCTCAACAGCCGTGTTGCCTTTTAAGACAAGCTTTCCTGTACCTTGGTCATCTACAACGCTATCTGTTCCATTGTGATAAATCTGCAAGTCAGACCCAGCACCGAAATTTGCCTTCACATTATCTGCAAACGTCAAGTCACCTGATGTTTTCGTATCTGCCGCATCGCTACGAAGGAACTGTGTGCTGTCAAGGCTGTCAAGCAGGGCAGCGTTAGATGCTGTACCTGTCAGTGCAGCAGTAATGGTTCCGGCAGAAAAATTGCCACTGGCATCACGGGCAACGATTGTACTTGCCGTGTTTGCATCAGTGGCATTGGATGAGACTGTGAATGTTGCGCCTTCAGCACTGGCTGAACCAGATAGACCTACACCGCTTACTGCACCAGTAGCGACATAGTTACCTGATGTTTTAGTGCCAAGTGTTACCGCATTATCAGCAATACCGCCTGTGCCGATTTGTGGTCCTTCACCTGTTGTGCCATCGTGACTGTGGCCTGTGCTTGCGTTAAACGCTGCCTGAATTGCATCAAACTCTCCGTCAAGGTCAGAGGCGTTGATTACGTTCCCGTCAGCAATGTTATTGGCGGTATCATTACGAGTGTAACCTGTACCCATTATTATCTCCTAGCGTTGGTAGTATACTGCAATGTAGCAGCGTCAATCGTAAATACAGCGTCTGTGTTTGTTCCTGTTGTTTCATATAGAATAGACACTGTAAATCCTGAACCTATTGTTTGTACATCATAGATGGCTTTTTGTTTAACACCAAACAATGATGTACCATAAATACCAGAACCGTATGTAATAGATGCGGCTGCATCACTTGACAAAACAGAGTCTGGTTGAACTGAACCCGGCTGGTCAAAGTCAAACTTGAGTGAAAACTCAAGGTCAAAGTCACCGTTTACGTCCAGATAAGTTGTTCCTTTGTAGATGGTCTTACGAACATTGGGGTCACCCAAAGGAATAAACGGAGTGGCAAATGTGGCTGGAATATCTACGCCATCAAATGTATTGCCCTGCTCCATCTGATATACATACCCATCTGCGTTAGCAAAGTAGATACGTTCTGCGAAACCATCATACTCACTGTATGTAACGTATGCGTTAATGCCTCGCATATCATTGAAGGCTATGCCCTCTTGAAGTTGCGTAGCACCAATGCCTTTAGCAGAATCATTGGTATAGCCAGTGTTATAACCAAACAAGCGATACTGGCTTTTCTCACGAATGACTGTACTTGCAAAACCATTGGGGCTACTTGAAATCAAATCTAATATTTCAGCCTGAATAGTCTTTGATATTGCTGCAAGGCTAAAGTCACCAATGCGGTCTGTTGCAGAAAAGAGGCGCAGTCCATCAGGACCAAGGAATATTACATCACCACCAATTTCCTGCACACTATCTGGAGCAACACACCCCAAGTCACGTGACACTGGCTGTAGTGTAAAGTCTGCTACACTGTTACCATTAAGTACGTTAATGCTGCTTTCACTAAAGATAATCAGTTGTTCACGAAAAACAATCAAGCCTGTGATTGTATCAGCAACATTAATTATACCACCGCCGTTGGCAATTGTAAAGTCATCATCTTCATATGGAGCAGAAAAAAGTATCTTTTTCCCATTACCAAGTACAATGTGGTTTTTAAAGTTGACAATAAAACTTGAACCAGAAGTATCTGCAGACAGAGATGTCAGTTGTTCAAATGTTGTACCGTCAAATCTGTATGGCTTACCTGTGCCATCCACAAGCATCAGTTTTTCTGTACCATCAAAGTCGTACTTTAGAAAACGTACCTTGGCACTACCACCGATGGTAACACCTGCGCTACTGTATGTGGCGTTGTCACTTATCTGTGTCCAACCTGTGCCACTAGACCTAAACAGGTCATCGCCTCTTACGGCATATACTTGACCATCGTATCTGTGTATTCCACGAACAACTCCTGTATTAGATAGAGCATTCGTATCAAACTTCTCAAACCCTTCAATACGTGTGTAACCACCAAAGATGGAAGGTTCAAAGTTTCGCAGAATACGTGCAGAACCCGGTGCTTGAAAACCTTGCTGATACGGGGAAAGGTTTGTAATCAAGCCACCCTTAAATTCAAACGAATGGGTCTGCCATGCATCAGCCATTAGATGGGCAACCTCGCATAGCCCATTCGTCCACCGCCACCTGTGTTCTGTGGAATCATGTATGAACGTACATAGTATGTGCGGTTAATCAGCATTGAACGCATATTCTTAATGCCTTCTTCAAACTTTTCTTTTGCAACCAAAGCATCCTGTGTATTGCCACGGAATAGATATGCATAATGCATAGCACCGTCTACAACAACGTGCTTAAATCTTTCAGGCACAGCAGGAACATCATCATAGAGTTCCAAGTCTACAGGCACACGATAATACTCGTACACAACTGTATATGCAGCATTTGGTTCAGGGGTGAGGATATATTCAAGGGCGGGGCCATGAGCAACAAGTTGTGGCACACCCTGTCGTCCATTGGAATTGTACTCTTGGTCTACATACTTCTCAAGATACTCTTCGTATGCAATGATGCCAAGTTTAGTTGTGGCATTTCCAAGTGTAGTGTTTTCTTTAATACGGAAACTGTCAAAGTCAATAACCTTACAATCTGCAGGAAACGCATACCGTGTCACATTTGCTGACAAAGTATCTTCTTGTTCTACGTGATTGAAAGGCCAGTTAAATTCTGATTGATTAATGTGGCGAAGAGAAGCATTGATTGCATCTTTGGCATGAGCATAGAAACCTGCCGCATTTGCAAAGTTAGACGAAGTAAGTTCCACTTCGTTAAGTCTGCGGTTTACTTCGTTTACAAGTCCTAGATAATTATATGCCATTAGTTTTCTCTTATCTTTAACTTGACAGTACGTTCAGCTTGACTTGCAGTGCTGTCCACAATATTGCAAGTAAAAATGTACTCACGATTTAGTACGCCACCACCCAAATTAATTGTAGCCACCGTATTAGTATTCGTCTGTGCAATATTTTGAATACTGTCCGTGACTGCATTGGATGATGCGGTAGTAAGAGTTTGACCAGCACCTAGTTCTGTCTTACCAATTTCTGGTGTTTGTACATACCATGTTACAGACGAAATGGTTGCGGTATCCAGAAAACGTGACCAGTCAATACTGTAGTCCAAACTTTCATCAGGGTCTTTTACAGGCCAACGAAATGACATTTACTTCTCCTATGCCGCCATTCTGCGTTCAGCAGCAGTATCATTACGTGGCACATAAGCCACTCTACGTCTGTCGTAGTCTGCCGCAACGAATGTAAAGGTTACACCTGTTGCTGTCACACTACCTATACCGAATGTTCCCTGTACGCCTGTTACAGTAAAGGCATTACTCAATGCTACTGTACCAATAGCACCTGTGCCTTGTACACCTGAAACGATACGTTCTGTTGGTTGGTCTTCTACTTCACCAACTTGTGCAATACCCTCAACACCTGTTAGCGTAACTGTATTACTATGCTCTAGCGCACCAATGCTACCTGTTGCAGATACACTTACAATCTTTTCAGATACATTAACTTGAATTGAACCAAGTGCTGTTGTACCCTGTACGCCGATTGTAATAGTCTCATCAACACGTGGTTCAGGAGCAGTAATCAAACCAGACATTGCTGGCATTGTTACAGGAACACGGTTGATTGACCGAATGTTTAGTGTGCCGATGGTAAAGGTTGCAGATACACTGTCTACTTTTTCTGACAGTCTATGTTGAGGTTGAGTAAGTCCAGTACCTGTAGTACCCTCTACACCAACGATACCAAAAGCAATATTTGGTGAAACTGTGCCAATCTGCCCTGTACCTACTGTAGTAGCAGGTGTTACAGTATTGGCAAACTCAAGTGTTCCGACAGAACCTACAAGAGCATTTGGTCCGTACAACGGTTCTGTAATATCAATTTCAAATGCATTGATATGTACAGTACGAGTAAGAACAGTTCCACTGACTCCCGTTAATGCAACAGTAGGCGTTACAATTCCGTAACTAGCGGAACCATAAGCACCAGTACCGTAAAGAGCATCACCAGAGTCGTAGAACGCCATGTTCTACTCCTTACGCAATACGAACGATAGCGTTGGATGCGTCAGCAGTTGGAAACTCAATAGTCAAGTCACCAGCAGTAGCAGAAACTGTACCACCAAAATCAATAACACAAATAGCAGAGTTGCTGTTTGCAGTATTGTAAATGATACAACCGTCAGCAGATACTGTTACGTTTGCAAATACTTCATCAGTAAAGTCTACAATTGCTGTAGTACCATCTACTGAAATAGTTGCACCGTCAAGTACCTGACCACCAGCAGTGTAGTTAGTGCCAGTTGCTTCGTCAGAGTTGCCTGTTACGTCTGAATAATTAGTTGTTGCAGCACCATATGTACCAGTTGGTGATGCTTTAATCAGTGCCAATTTAAGTGAATCCGTATCAAGGTCGTGCAAACCGCCCAAAAGTTCCGACTTAAAACTGGTACACATTGCAGTTGTGATTGCCATTTGTTTTCTCCAAGATTATAGCAAGATGTAAAGGGGCAAGGTATTAGCCCTGCCCCAATACGTTATTTAGGCGAGTGTGTCGCGGTCTACTTCGTCAGCACCCATGCTACCCATATCGGATACATTAAGCATCAACGCCCAAACGCGAACCTTACCAGCTGTTAATGTGTCAACAGTGTTAAGTTCAACGTCAAGAGTATCAGCAGAAGTAACCATTACAGGGTTAGCATCGCCTTCAGGCACAGTGCTGTAAGTACCAGCAGTACCAGTGATATCAAAATCAACTGCCCAGTTATCTACGTCACCACCAGTTACACCAAGGTGTGCAGTAGCAGTAGTAGCTGTAGCGGCAGTTACGATTTCCATACCAGCAGCCATCAGCATGGTTTCAGCAGGAATTGAAATGGCTTCAATGATGTCGCCAGCAGCCAGTGCAGAACCTTTAGCGGTTACTGCAGCAGCAATATCAATTTCATGCTGTACCATGTACGGCTGACG